GCAAGTATAATTTGTCTTATTGAGTCTAAGACAGAAGTTACAAGTGACTTGAAACCACCTTCAGTTCCTGCAAACATAGCATCAAATGCATAACCCATTCCCATAATAGCATTACCAGCAGCTATACTTAAATCAGTTAATTCGGTTAGATCTGAATTTATAGTCTTAATTTGAGTGCTTGATTGAGCCAATTTTGTGGTATCAATAGGACTTGCGAGAGTAGGCATATTAAGATTTGGTGATATACCTGGTAGAGATAAATTCGGAGTTCTTGGAACAACAGGATTTGTATTATTCTTAGCTCTTTCATTATCTAATCTAATCTGTGATCTTTCAGCTTTATTATAATATTGTTGTAGTTTAATTTGTGCTTCTGTCCAGCCGTTTATTACAGCAGCTATTTGATCTCTTTCGTCATCAAGTACACCATTTATAACTGTACCTAATTCAACATATGCTATTTGCTGATCGTTTAACCCTTTAAGGGCTTGTTCGTATTCATTTTTTATTCGCTTACCTCTTTTTGTCCCCAGCCCTACGTCCATCTGATACTTCTCTAACTTCTGCCTTGCTGCAATTGCCTTAGCAATACTCGAGTGTTCAACTGCATCAAGGTCATTATATCGTTTGATATATTGAACCATCATATCAGCCTGAGCATCTGATATATTGTATATTTGTTTAAGTCTATTTTTCTCTGTATTTATTCTTTGTTTAGCAAGCTTTTCCTCAAGAATAAATTGTTCTTCTGTTAATCTATTTACCTCATTAATGATCTCTTGTCTTTCCTTATCAGAAAGATTACGATTAGTTAATTGAGCTTCTAATTTCTTAATTTTTAATTCTGTTTCTTTACCTGTAATACCTACGGATCTTGTTCTATCAGCAATATCATCAAGTGCTTCTGCATATTCTTTTCCTGCCTTGTAAGCATCTTTAAAGTTTTGTATAAGGTTATCCATATCAACATTAGCAATTGATCGTGCAAGGGCATTGGTGCCTTCCTTTGCACCTTCTGTCATTGCAGTGAATTTATCACCTGTAAGTTGAGTTGAAAAGATTACTTTCTCAGCAGATTTTATGACACCAGTAACAGCAGCTATAGCTATACCGATTTGTCCCCAAGCCTTCTTAATTGATTTTGATACGGATTGATTCTTCTTGTTATATCTATCAAGTTTTTGATTTGTTGCTTTAAGCTCTTTTGATAGTTGTGCGGAGTTTGCGGTTAAGTCAATCCCTAATTCATATATAGATTTTTTTGCTGCCATTTGCGACTATTATTTTTATATATATCTAATAAAAAAAAGGAGCTTACTTAGCTCCTTTTAATCTCTTTATCAAGTTTTACCCAATCAGGTTCTTCAACAATATCAACCTTCTTTTCTTCATCCCAAGTAAATTTTATTAAGTCTTTAGGTTCATTGATTTTTGAATCATCAGATAGTTGAATACTAACTAAATAAAATGTCTGAAGTCTCATCAGTTCCATTTGAAACTTTTGATCTTCATCCTTTTCTTTGATCTTATTTCTTAATGCCTTATCTACTTCATAAGGAGTAAGCTGATAGAATTCATCTTTTGATATACCAAGCTTTGCTATCGCTAAACTACATAGTTCGCTTAGATTTATTTTTTTTTAGAATCCTGTACTTCCTCTTTATCAGGTACTGGAAAGAATGTTGGAATCAACTCAATAAACTTACTATAAATGTCATTATCATTTAAGATTAAAGGCATATCCTTACGTTCTATTTTTAAAGGTTCTTTAGCTACTAAATGACCTTGTACTAATGAATGCCAAATAAGTGGTTCATATAACCACAATTTCTTATCAAGCTCACTTATAACTTCAAATCCATATCCAGTTTCGTACTGCACCTTACCTATAACAAAATTATTAAGCAGTATAGGGTACTTTACATTATTACTTATAATATATTGAACCATTACGAATACTTATTTTATGCTTCTAAAGTAAATTGCCCACAACCTTTAAGAGATGCAGAATAAGTTACTAAGTCTTTATTTCCTGGATTAGCAACTTTAATATCTGAAACAAAAACTGCCCCTGTGATATAGTCGTCTGAACCAGTTACTGGCTTATATTGAACTGCAATACTAACATCATTAAACCAACAATTTAAAAAGTAGTTAAATCCTCTTGAACTATCAGCATCTCTCATTACAAATGATTCTAGTGAACCTTCAAAATTCTTGCCTCCAGCAGGAACATAAGAGTCCCATTTACCATCATTTAAAGTTGTTGATTCAGCGTAATTACCTGTAAGTGTATATTCAAATGTTTTTGCATATGCTATAGCTGATGAATCAGCAATAAAGCTAAAATCGGTACCTATTAATTTTCCCATTATCTATTAATTATTTTTATTTTATATTATATATATCTTTGCTAATCAGTGTATAGCATACTGAAATTAGCATTCTTATAGTAAACCCTTTTTTCTGTATCAAAATCTCTTGGGTCACCTGGTGATTGAGCAATTGCTCTAATCTTACCGTCATCATAAGAACCAAAATATGTACTTAATCTATCAAATATGTTAATAGTGTCCATCATATTTTTAGATACTATTTGAACGGTCACATTATAGTATTCTACAAAACTACTGTCACCTATTGTTTCTATTGTATCTTCTAACTCATAATCAAATACAACCCAATTTTTAGATGTATTAAAATCTGTAGGTAAATGATCAAATCTAATTCCACCTGTTGCCATTGAATTTAGTGATGCATCACCTGTAATACATATTATTAAGTCATTTATAAACATTATCTTTTTCTCAATCTTTTTAATCTTCTTTGAAGTGCCTTATTTACTTCATCTGTTGCTTCATTACTAAGAAAGTCTATAATAGGTTTTGTTTGTTCTTCTATTAAAGGTTGAATTTGATTCTTACCTATAATTTTACCTCTATTATGACCTTTAGTTCTTTCTTTAGTTCCTAAGTCTGCCCATCTAAGTTTATAACCTGAAGATGAAACACCGGCAGTTATTCTTAACTTATCCTTAGAATCTGTCATTACTTTAATAGACTTCTCCGTATTAGCTGAATAACTTAATTTTTGTTTAAGTGGAATAACAATAAACTTTCTTCCAGCTTTTGATAATAGACTTTGTAATGTTTTAACTTTTATATCGGTTGGTAAAGCCTTTAATGCTTTCATTAACTCATCTAAACCTTTTACTTTATAATCATTATTCTTCATAAAATTGTTCGGTAATGATTTTAATTGCGTGCCTATATTCTGTTTCTATAACTTGAAGAATTCTATACGTATCATTATTATATATGATTTGATACTTATTGTTTATCTCTTTTGAAAGTTCATTATATCTAATTTCAAATTCTGTTGTATAAATATATTCTTCTACATCACCAAATTTAGTGTTACCTGAACGGTTATAAACATTTGAATATGTTACCATATAATCTTCCCAAATAGGTTCAGGAGAAATCACATCAGATACTCCAGCGATACTTTTTTGTATAGTTATCTTTTTATTTAATCTTGAACTTATCATTACCAATACAATAATTTATGTGGCATCAATAGTCTTTCAAATATGTCAGACTTTTTATATGAACCTTGTGTATATGAACTTTTTTCAACATCATATAGATTAGCACACTCTATTAATATTGCTTGTTTAATATCTTCAGGAACATCATCAGGATTTGAAAAACCTGTAGTATATTGAATAATTAAAGGGTCACTATCAATTGTATATCCAAAATCAATATAAAATCTATCATTAGATTCTTCAATATGATCATAAGATAATGATACAGATGCATCAGAAATAATAAAGTCTAATGAAACAAAATTACCTTCCTTAATAGTGATTTCATCAGAGTTAAAATCATATGTAGTTAATACATTAGATGTTAATGCAATATCATAACCGATAAAGTTTTCTGCCTTTCTTGTAGCTGCTTTGATGATATAGTTACCAATATATCCATCATCTTCATCTTCAGATACTGTAATTCTTAAATGTTGCTTAACTTCATTTACTGCTACTGGATATATAGATTTTGTTTTAGTAATCATCTTATGATATTATTTTAAGTAGAAAAGGAGAGAGAATTCACCCTCTCCTTTATGAATTATATAGATGTTATTATTATACACCTACAGATGCATCAGCACTAAAATGTTTAAATGCATATTTATTTCTACAAACTGGTTGATAGAATCCAAGAACAGTAACTTTCAATTTACCTGCACTTGTAAGTCCATCTATGATTAATTCAGGTTCTCCCCAAACACCTACAGCACCAAACTTATGGTTTCCATAGATAGCTCTTTTAGACACCATAGCATCAGATGAAATAGCTCTACGTCCACCAATTGTGTTATTTAATGCATTCCAAGCAAGCGCAATACCAGATGAGTTAACAGGAGTTTGTTCAAGGTATACTCTAACATCATTATCTGTTACAAATGAAGCATTACCAATATTATAGTCGATATCAGTAAGTTTAATCATATCTCCATAAGTAAGACCAGAGGCTGTTGCAGCTACTGAAGTATCAGTTGCAAATAATGCAGAAAAATAATCAGAAACAACTTCTCTCTCATTAGCTTCTTGTAAGTCTTGTATGATACCTGTGTAGATACCTGTAGGCATACTAAGTAATGACATCTTAGACCACTCTTGATAGTTTGAATAAGTTTGTGGTGCTAATTGTATATTAAGAGGACTTGCATCAGCAGTTGAAGCATCTCCACCTTCAGTTGGCTTAGATGTGCTTAACTGTCCCATATAAGGAAGTTCGTGAATACCACTTAAACCAGTAATAAACTGTACTCCTAATGATTGAAGTAAAGTAAAATTATCTCCAGTAACCATTGAAAGGTTATTGTTAATAGACTTATTTACTAAATTACTATTAGTAGATGTAAGGATAGGATCTGCTCTAAAAATTTCTTTAGGAATCTTTAATCCACCTTCTTTTCCAATAAAGTCTCTTGATATAACTCTACCATTTGTGTTTACATACTCGTTAGTTGCTTCAAAGAAACTTCTAACAATGTCTTTCTTTTCACCGTCATCTTCATTTCTAATAGCTTCACCAGCAAGTTTCTTATTAAGTTCTTCTTGCTCTTTAGCTCTTCTAATTTGATCACTTATGTCAGATACTTCTTCTTTTAATGCTTCCCATTTTTGAACATCTTCTTCGGTCATCTCATCTTTTCTATTTAATTCATCCATTGAACGAATCTTTTCTGCTTGAGTAATTTCAAGCTCATTAATCTTTTTCATATTATTTAATATTATTTTTTAGTTTTAATAATTCTAACTCTCTTATATAGTAGTCAGAATTCTTATTATTATCTTCAAGTTCTTCAGTTTCGTAATCATCTAACGATCTAACTACTTCTACTTCTGTAGAAGGGTAGGCTGCTTTGACTGATAACGTTGCTACATCAAACAAATCTATGATTCCCGATATTCGCAAAATAGGATCGCTACCTGCGACGCGGTCTAGTTTTTGTTTTTCTGTATCTTCGTGATAACCAAAGGAGTTTTCGATTGCTTCACCTCTTTGAACTCTTTCATATAAATCTCTTGAATCAGATGTGTTATTTAAGACTGCTCTAAACTTTAATCCGATTTCATCTTCACTTAATGTTAAAGTACCATTTCTGGTATGTGCCATAACCGTATTAGGATTATGGTTGTATGTATATGCTACATCATCTTTTAAATGATCTTTAAAAAGACCTGGCTCTAATAATTCTCTATAAGGTCTTCCACCTCTATCCCTGAGTATATGACTTGGAGTATTATACTTAGCACAATAACCTTCAATGACCATTAGATCATCTTGCATTAAAGCTCTTAATTCACCATCTTCTATATTGAATGATCTGTATATTTTTCCCATATCTTATATTTATTTTTATATATATTCGTTAGTTAGTAGAAACATCTTTCTTTATAAGTTTTGACTCTTCTTTAGGTATTGTTCCTTTAGCCTTATCAATACCCATATAACCTGTAGCTATGAAATAATCATCATCACCTTCAAAAGGAAGATTTTCTAAGTGTGCTATTTTCTTTCTTGTCATTGCACCCATACCAAATAAGTCTTTGTAATTTTGTATTCTCGTTTTACTATCAGTAATTAACAATGCTCCTGTTTCGGCTTCAATACTGTAACCATCTAATATTTCTGTATCAGTGAGCAATTTCATTTCAAACTCTCTTCGATACATCATTAGAATAGGGGCAATAGTATTATGGACATAGTCATTCTGAAGCTCATAAAGACTATTGAACTTTGAGTTTTCTAATACACCAAGTTTATGTGGAGGTATACCGTAATAAGAAGCTACTTGCCCATTATTGTATTTGATTGTATCAATCAGTTGAGCATCAGCGAAATTAGTTCCAATGTTTACCAACTTTGTAAACGGTGGAACCTTAACTGTCTTATGAGCATTTAAATACCCCTCATATTTTTCATCAAACTCATCTAAAGCTGTTATCCATTCTTGAGGATTTACACCTTCAGGAACTATCGTTTCAAGTGCTTTAGCTGTGATAGCTCCGTTGTTATAAAAATTATCTAATGTGGTTAATGCTTTATAGGATATACTGAGGTTTAAATTCAGGTCATCTTTAGGGTCTCTTCCATCTCTACCATCTTTCGATAAATTGCGGAAATGTAGGATATCCATATAGTGGATTTCAGTTGTCTTATGCTTGTCAGTATATTCATACCATAGTTCACCATCAACAACTACATTTCGACCTATCTTTTCATTTGGAATGATCTCAAGTGAAACAGGATAACCATTCTCCTTATTGATTCTTACATATGCATTTCCTTCAGTGCTTCTTACAAATTCTACAGTATTCCAAAATGAGAATGAGTCTGTATATTTATTAGGATGATTATGAAGCATTAAATATCTAGGATCATCCTTTAATATTGTCTTATTACCATCATTATCAGTCTTAAATAACTTAATAGGTAACCTACTAATATCTTGAGCTATAATCTTACTACAGATAATAATTGCAGATAGCTTTCTGCCATCATCAACATTGAAATTTATTGTTGGAAGATTTATGTAATTAATAGCCTTCTTAATTTCCGTTTCAGTATGTCCTACAACTACCTTCGGTTTTCGGTTAAAAAGGTTCTCGAATATTGCCATCTATTGATATTATTTTATTTTATATATTCATTCGTATTTAGACTTTTTAGAAATCTTAAAGCAGAATTTGAATTCTTTTTGAGATATCCTCCCATTGCAATTAATAATGCAACCAACCCATCAATTGCATCTTTACTTACGTTTTTATCGGGCTTATAAAGTCCATCCTGATTTGGCTTCATAACTACATTTCGGAAGTTCCAAATCATACAGTCATTTTTATATATATCTATTCTTTTCTCATAGATCATTGACTCTAATAATCTAACCGCTGGATCAAAGTATTTATGGAATGGGGGTATACCAACACACATATATCCTTGGTCATTTAATTCGTTCTTAATTCTATCAAGCTTCCAAGGGTCAGAAAATATTCCTTTGACATTATACTTTTCTATTATGTCGGTTATATTCTCAACTATAAGTCTATAATCTATGGTTGGTGTTGTGGCTTCAATTATATAGCCTTGATCAATCCATTTAGAAATATCTATATTCCCTTTTCTAAGAATGTTGTCTTCGGTTTTAACAAAGAAGAATAAGACTTTTGCATAGAATTTATCACCACCATCCCAGAATTGAGCAATACTGGTTAGGTCTCTTGTTGCAGATAAGTCAAGTCCGAGATAACAAGGTAATCCTTTTACTTCGTCATCAGAAAACTCTGTAAACACAGGTTTTAACTTTTCCATTGAGACCCATTGGACATTCTCATCCAGGAACATATTGAGTCTCTTTGTTAGGAAGTCATTTAAGGCAGAAGGTTTTATCATTGAAGATTTGAATGCATCCTTAAATGTTTTATAATCTAATATTGTTCCTAATGCAGGATTAGCTTTTATCCATACCTTCTCATCCTTCCAGTCATCACCTTCATCTAATTCATATAGGAGATAAAAGAATCTGTCATCTTCCATTTCACCTCTAACAACGCTTCTACCTATTTCTACCAGTTCTGTACAGAATGAATCTTTACCTACTCCACCTGTTGATATAAGGAATAGCATCGGATTTATTTTTGTACCTAATCCATTCTTAATCACATTAAACTTTTGTCCATCCTTATATGTATGAATCTCATCAAGAATACAGGAAGTTGGATTGTATCCTTCCAGTTTCTTGGTGTCCATTACTGTGGTTTTGCACCATCCTAATTTATTAGTATCCCTAAATTCAACTTTATTGGACCTTCTTGCAATAACTCTTGAATTGATTGCAGGTGACCATTGTATAATTTCTTGTAATGCAGCAAAAGAAGTGTCCTTAGTATTTGTTTGGGATGCAGATATAAGAATGGATCTTGGAAAGGGTTGTTTATCCCCCATCATAAAGTATAATTGTAATGCAGAAACGAAAGTTGTCTTCCCATTCTTCCTACCAAGAAAAAGAAATGCATATAAATACTTTCTTATTTCAGTTGCTTTAAAATACAAACCGAATAAAGCAAGTATGATAAACGCCTGGAATGGTTCTAATTTGAATTGAGTATCTTTTTCAACATACAGGTAGCTAAAGAACTTAAAGACTCTTTCTACTGCATCATCACGGAATTCAAGGTCATCTCTTTCAAGATCACTTTGATGTCTAAGGATTGCATACTTAACATTCTCATTTGTAACTATAGATTCATCTAAAACTCCATTGATATATTGATATGCATTATCCCAACATTTTTGAACATATTGGTCTCTAGGCAAAATCATTATCAAAATCATCCTTTGTTTTCTCCTCGGTCAACTTAAGCTTTAGTCTATCTGCTCTATTGATACCAAGTTTTGCAGCACATTGATGGATGTTTCTAAGACACATCTGATAAACACCAAATGAAGGGTTCATTTTAGTAGTTACAATTCCATTACCATTAGGGATTGATACAACACATCCATTTTGAGCTAAATCTTTCTTCATTTGTTCAGCATATTCAAGATTTTCAAGTAGCATATCAATTACATAGTCATCCACATCTGGTGAGTAAGAATCTTTCTTCTTCTTAAGGTGTTCAACTATATCTTTCCTGAGATTTCTATTCATACCGATTGGTTATTTTAGTATATATATTCATACCTTTATGGGATAACCAACCATTTGAAATATGGTCACCACTCTAGCTATTTACCTTTGCGAGCAATCAACTTCTTGGCTTATTAATGCAAAACCTTGGATAGATATTATCTTCCCTGCTTTTGTTGTAGTATTGGGTATTGCCACAATTTGTTATAACATAAGACATTCGAAAAAATCAGTAGTGCCTTTGATTTATATGGATTTAGATATGATGCCAACAGGAGAACATAAGCAGTTTTATCCAGTCATTCTAAATCTAATGAATGTTGGTCTTGGTCCTGCATTGTTAGATAAGATTATATACAGGTATAAGAATAAAGATTATGATTGCCTTTTTCGAATATTTGAAGATTACGAAATAATAAATTACAATCTTCTTATTAGAAACAAAACTAATAATTGGATTTACCCTGAGTGTTATCTAGCATCAAACAAAGAAAAGATATTGTTTCAAATGTATTTTAGTGCTGAGGATGAAGAAGAAGTAAAACCTATTATTCAAAACTTTCTTAAAGAAGTTGAAATCATTTTTTCTTATAAAGGTGTATACAAGGATAAAAAGATTCCTGTAAGAGAGTTCATTCTTAATGAAGATTTTAGAGACCTTAATATAAATTACTACGAATTACCCTGACCGGTAGAGAATGCTACAAGTGTGAACAAAATATAGGGGTGGTTATATTAAGACCTTTCATTCGTATCATTTTGAGGTGGTATATTCTATCTACTTTACTGTTTTAGGTTTCATATCAGGTATTTATTTTAGTTTCCTTAAATTCCTTTGGACTTCTTCATTCATAGAATTCTCCTGAGTCAGGCTCTCATTATGGTGATAGTTGCCTACATTAACGTATATCCTGTATGTCCTTAAGTTGAGTCCCTTCATTACTAAAGTTGAGATATATCTAAGCATTTCAGTATCACTCGGTCTTCCATTAGTCTTACATTGACTTCTAAAGTTTGCAGTAACTATCAGTTTATCCTTAATGATTTGAAATTGAATTGATAATAGACAGGCATAATTGGTATTATTATTAGTTGTTATAGTTGCCTGTCTTGATTTAGGTTGAGCCTTAAGGACATCTACTATAGTATTAAGGTGGGGTATAATCCTTTGTTGATAACAGACTTCATCAACTCCATATTGTAGAAACTGAAAATCATCAACCATTTTAGGCTTTATTGTATATCGGTAGTTTAGCTTAGGTTTCATATCAGGTATTTATATTAAAGGTTAAAGGCCAAATTCGTTTAGGTCATCTATAGTAAAGTCTATAGGTGGTATATCAAGGTCATCACTTAAATATATTTCTACATTGTCACCTTGGGATATAGGTATCCGTTGCGAGCTCGCAACGGCTGATATACCTGTTGAAGTTTCTTCAACAATTGTATCTGTCTTTGGTCCCCCTTGAGTACTCAAGTCTAAAGTCTCAAGGTTATTACCATTATTACCATTATTATCAGTCTTGTATGTGTTCATTGGGTAGTTCATTGGGTAGTTCATTGGTTGTTCACTTTTTTCTGACTTACGGTTGATAGTATTTGGAGTAGTGATACTTAGATCATTTATTGGTTGTTCACTTTTTCCTACTTTGGCTGAAGTTTCTTCTTCAATTAATGTTATTATACTGTAATGAGTTCTATTCTCAATACGTATAATATTATATTCTTTATCAAATTTAGTCATCCATCTATATACAGTAGATTCAGGTATTCCCAGCTCTTCTGCTGCCTTCTTCCTTCCATATATGAATTGGTTCTTTAATATTCGAACAGTGGTTTTGCCTTTACCTGTCTTCATACCAAAATATAATGGGTCATCACTGTGGTGTGCTTTAAGTTTAATCCATACATATATTTTAAGAGCAATTTCATTCACCCATATCGGAGAATCTGTTATTTCTCTTTGTAATTTAATCCATCCTAAACTTTTCATTACTTATTTATTATTTTATATAAGAAGACCCTTAGAGCGGCTACCAAACCATAAATCTCTAAGGGTCCTCTTTTTTAAAATATCTTCTTGGTTTGGTAGCTTTTTTATATATATCATTGAAATAATTTGAGGTTTTGCTACTAAATGTATAAAAACACCTCCTAAAAGAAAGGACTTCTAATAGGAGGTGTAAAATGAAACAAAAAACGAATTTATATACGTTACTATAGTTTATATATCCCAATTCAAGTAAGCAGGTTTGTATGTTCTTAGTTGAAATAATTTGAGATTTTATCAATTTGTCGTAACTTTTTACAAAAATTATAGAAACTGTATTCCACATTCAATGCAGCGATTCTGAGAGAGTCAACCAATACAGCAGGTTGGCTCTCTTTTTTATTTTAATCCTATATTCCATTTTAATTGTTTTGATCTGGGTGTTGGTTTATGATTACAAAATCCTTTAGATGTTTGAAATGTCTTTTTAGAGTGACAAGATTTACATAACCCTTGTAGATTTGCAAGGTCTAAACACCTTTCTGGTGCATCTTGTATATCAATAATATGGTCAACTTCTGTAGCTTCAACTAACCTCCCTTCTTTTTTACATTCAACACAAAATGATTGTCTTGCAAGGACTACTTTCCTAATACCCTTCCATTCTTTACTCAAATAGAATTGATGTCTACCTTGTATTGTCTTTAGGTCTATCATTATTGTTTCTTAAATTCTTATAATATTTCTTTTTAGCAACGGATATATTATACTTATGCTCATCTGATAATTGTTTACCTTTTTTAGAATCAGATATCTTCTTTTTAGTTTCTTCAGATTGAACTTTACCTTTATGAGCTTCACTTAATTTTTCCTTTTGTTCACTTTTCATTTTTCTAAGTTTCTTTAATCTAGATTCAAAATTTCTAATAGGTCTATGTTCATAATCTTCATAATAGATTATAGTTTCATTACCTATAGTTATAATTTCTATTGTGTGGTCATTATTTCTTAATGACCTAACTAAATCATTAACTCTTTCTGCAACTGGTCTTTTAGATGCCATATCATACATTTTTATACACTATTTTTAATTCTAGAATATTTTCTAGCTAAGTCTCGATATTGTTCATATGCTTCATCTAATTCGTTTTTAAGCTTTTGTATCGTAAATGATTGTATAAGGCCAATAACAGCCATTAGCACACATATTATAAATATTTCCATTATCCTGGTCTATATTCAACATATGATATATCTATAACTCCAGTAGATGAGCATTCAATGATTACTTCTCTACCTGCTGCTTCTCCCATAAGGTCTTCAAATTCGTTTAGTGTTTGTATAAAGTCCATAATTTCTATTTGTTTATTTTATTTATCATATTCAAAAAAGTGAAAAAAGCCACTTAATGCACAAGGTGAGAACCCAGTATGCATTTCAAGAAGTTAGCGTGTTATGCCCATTGTGTATTTGTAATAAGTGTATCTATAGAAGGGTCATATTGAAGCATTACAACCTGTTTCTCTACTTTGTTATATCTACTTTTAAATGTTTCTGCATTCATTAATTTATTGATTGTTGGTATTCTACCATCTTTAATCCATTTAGGAACTCTTTTAGAAAGATTAAAGACTATACAATCATAGAATCCTTTATCATTTTTAAAGAAATTCATATAAAGTATAGTCTTTCCTTCCTCGTGTAGTTTTAATAAGTTTCTGAGCTTACCTGCTTCTAATATGTAGTCTGGATATTTAGTGTATTCAAAGTTTCTTACTTTGATTTCAAAACAGGTTGACACATCTGGATTCTTGAATGTTGTATACCAACCGTCATAAAAGGAGTGTGAATTTGGATTAGTGAATACTGCGTGGTTTATTTCGTTTGTGAACGACATAAGGAAGCAAGTTCCAAGTTTTCGTTCGTGTTTCTCGAACTTTGATAATCTTTGATTCATTCATAATAATTCATTTTAGTTAAGACTCTGTTAATGTCTTTGTTTATGTATATATAAATGAAGCAAAAGGTGAAAAAATCCACTTAATGCACAAACATCATTGTGTGAACCCAATATAAATAGTGACCTCTTGAACATTTTCTTATAAAAGTATTGTAATCGATTGATAGACAAGATATTAATTTACTCTATCAAACTTAATATTAACTAATACATAGGAAAATGAAAACTTTTAAGAACGTTCAAGAATGGTTAGAAACAAATCCTTCAGAAGATGAATTAAAGAAGGTTATAGACCTTATTAATAAAGGGGCGGTTAATCAAACTCGTAGAGAAGTCTATGATTTGGAACGCTACTTAAGGAAACTTCAATCAGGTGCAAACCACCTGGTCAAGTTAGAATTAGAACCACCAAAAGATTTAACTGATAGAATCAAATCAGTTAAGAAGGAAATTGCAGAATTATCTAAAGGTCTTCCTCCTCGTCAAACAAGGAAGAAGGAAAATGTGGAAAGTTAGGAGTAACTTCTCTTAACTAAAAGGGTCTCAAGTGTCATTTGAGACCCTTTGTTTTGTGTTTAATATAGTATATATAGAAATAGATAGAGAAGGCTTAGATGCCTTCTCTATTATTCTAGTTTCCATCCCTTTACCAAGTCTTAATATTTAACAGTTTTCTAACAAATACCTAGACAACTTTTTCTTAAGTTTTAACTAATAAGAATGAAATATTAATTATTTATTAATTAAAAAATTAAAAAAATGAATGTATTATTTAAATTTAAAAGTGAAGGAAAAAAATTTCCAAGGAATTCCTATGGAATTTTAATTAATTCCAAGAATCAGCGTATTCCCTATAAAATTTTCGGGAATCGAATTGAACTAAATTCAAAAACCGCTGGAGCACTTTAGCTCCAGCACTTTAATTATCAGATTATCAGATTATTAATTAAAAACAATGTAAGATATGAGTTTACCAATCACAACTGAACTTGAAGTACGTACTTCTAATAATAACCTAAAGGTTATTGATCAATTCATAGATGATATGAAGGAAATAATTTCTTTTGCTATAATTGAAGGAAATAATATAACTATTGAAACTAGTTATTATAACCCCTTTCGGGATATTGTTCCTTTATCAAGTAAACATCCTAATGTGAATATTAATTATGAGCAAATATGGTATACAGCAGGAGAAATATACATCTATAAAGGTTCAATAACTAATGGATTTGATTCAAATCTAGATGAATTTAAATTAAACATTAATCATAACTAAAAAACTAAAAAAATGAGTAGAGATTATTTTATTAAAGGCAGAAAGCCAAAGATTGAGGAAGTAAAAGAAATTCTATGGGATTTCAGTTTTAATACGGATGATAAAGAAGAGTATTCTTCTAAATCAGATAATCACACAGTTTGGATAGCTACTAAGGAAAATGATGACACATTCTTTTCGAATGAAAAAACAACTACTAGAATCTTTATTGTTGAAATACATTATGTAAGATATTCAAGGGTTGAATCTTTTTGGGCTTGGGGAACAAGTAATGAAACGAAATTATATAATGTATTATTAGAACGTGGATATCAATTTAGATAAGTGAATCTCCATAAAAAAAGAGGCCTTCTGAGCCTCTTTTTTTTATTGATATATGGTAATATTATTTATGCAGTTTCCTTTATGGAGATATTATCTAATGTCTCGACAACAATATTATATTCATCTAGATAACTTAATCCTGAAGAGACGTAAACATTCTTAGTATGTGGAGTTAATAGAACCTTCAAAGGAATCTTAAAATTGAAAGCATATACTTCACAATAGATAATCTTCTCATTCTTCCTTAACGGAGTTTCCCATTCAACCTTTGCATCATCAACTCTATAAACCAAAACATTATTAACATACTTGTTTACGAATTCTCTTTTAAATACGAAGCTACTTGAATTCTTATACTTATTAATGACTGATTTAATATTGACCTTAAGGATTGCTTTAATCTCTTCTTCTAATAAATTGACCTTATTCCCAAGTTCAGTTTTCTGCGTTTTGATTTGAGTCATTTTAACATCAAATTTATCTTCAGGAATATGACCTTTTGTAAATGCATATAAGAATTTCTCTCCTTCTTTCTCTAAGGTTTTAATTTCAGATTTATAATAATCTATTTGCCTTACTTTCTCTTTCTTCAGAATTTCCTCAGATGTTTCCTGTGACATAATTTGATTGACATACTTATGTTCAAATAACAGGTTGTAAATATTGTAATCAATTATGTGGCTTTTAATAGTATGAGATTTATAGGAACAGGGATGATTTATTCTACCTATTCCTGCACATTCATAATATTGATATGAATTTCTTGTTGATGTATGAGATACCATCATCCTATTACATCTTCCACACTTCATTTTTGACTTAAACAGGTACTTATATTTTGTACGGTTATGATAACCTACTTTTTGCTTAAATCTTTCCTGCACTTTCTCCCACATTTCAACTGTAACAATTGCTGGAACTGGGGTCTCTTCATCTTTATAAATTCTTACTCCTTTGTAGAGTGTCCTATTCAGAATTTTTCTTACTGTAACTGGTGTCCATTTAGGTGTTGAGACTGAGCCATCCTTATAACTTCTTGTCTTTCCTTCTAACTGAAGTCTTGTAGGAACACCTATAGAATTAAGATGTTGAGCAATTGAATAAAGTGTATCACCTTTAATTGCCATTTCAAACATCATCTTCACTGCTTTTGCTTCAGTAGGTTCAATGGTAATTATACCTCCCTTTTCTCCAGTGTCTGTTGTGTATCCGTAGGGATTTGTTGCATAACCAATCATTTTACCTTTTTTAACACCATTAACTCTACCTCTTTCACTTCTTTCAATAAAAGTGTTTCTCTCCATTTCTGCCATTCCACCAAGAATAGCTAAAAGCATTTGGTTAGTAACAGTATTGGAATAACTGTCTAATCCTTCCTTTTTAAAATGTACGTTAATATGATTTTTTGTGAACCAATCAATTTCATTAACCAGTTTCACCATTGAACGAGAAAAACGAGAGATTTCCCAAGTGATTATGTTTTTAATCTTGTGTTTAATCACATAATCCTTCATCTTATCATATTCCTCTCTTTCAGCAGACAGGTCGTAACCTGATTTTTGTTCTCCGAATTTTTCAACTACATTAAATTCGTTTCTTGTACACCACTTTTCAAGGTCATCAATTTGTGATTGATAGTCCTGAAGTGTAGTACTAACTCTTGCATAAATAACAATATTTTTCATAATCTAAACTGTTGGTTATTTGTATTTTATATATAAAATTATACAAAAGTTTCATCAAATTAACCAACAATATGCGGTCGTAGGCTCTTGCTGAAAGTTCCAGCAGGTTCATTGCATTTTTGAGGATAGCCATGCTTTCCGATCCCAGGCTGCAGAATTCATGTATCATTGTTGTAGTCAT